TCTTCACCTTGAACATAAACATTATTTGAAATTTCTGCTATATAGCATTTAACATTTCTAGCATATCCATAAACTGTAGAGCCACTTTTCATACTTGTTTTTGTTGGAATGTGCCTTAATTTTAAATATGCAGACGTTATTGTAAAATTACTTGGTACAGATATATCAATATACAAACTATATTTATCTGCACTAGAAACATAGCCAGGTATAAAACCTAACCACCAATATTCCCCAGCACTTTTAGAATCTCCATTAACTTCTGAAATTCCCTTAGCTAAAAATTGTAAATTTGATAAAACACCACCGTTTCCAATTAGCTTAGTTCCATTAGAAAGTATCAAGCCATCTTTACTAATAGTAACTAACTCTTTTCTATTTGCATCCAATACTTGTAAAAAACCATTTGTATTATTTTCTCCTCCTAATTTCAAAGAGCCACCTTTAATTCTGTCAGCATTTAAATAACCTGCTCTTATAAAATTAGCATTTATAATACCATCTAATCCAATAATTGTTTGATATTGTCCATCTATTCCATTACTTGAAATATCTAGTGCATTTTTCCCAATTCTTAATACTGTTTTTGCTTCTTCTAAAACATTTGTATCAGCAATATACATAATTCCATCTTTTTTTACAACATAGCCACTATTTTGTTTTATTACTTCTTCAACTATTTTTTGTATGTTTTCCCACATAGAATCTAATTTATATTTTTTTATTAATTGCTCTATAGTCTGTGGCATCATACTATCTTGTCTACTTGTTTTTTGTGGTTTTATATCAAAATCCATCTTTTCCTCCAATATTAAAAGCA